AAGGGTCCAAATTATGAAGAACCCAACTTGAGAAATGTTCTCTTTCCTGAAGAAAATGCTTGACATTTTTTCTCTTTACATATATACTGAATAAAGTGAATAAGGAGATATACATTTATGGTAGAAGTAATTATTGCCACAGAGAAACACAACTGTGAGCATTTACTAGGTCAGTTCTTGAGCGAGAACGACTACGACATTCTAATTGAAGAAGATGTCGACGCATATTTTCCATCAGACTCTGCTCTTACAGGCAATGATACGATAAGCGAAAATCGCATCGCCTTCAAGTTCCGCAAGAACTTCTTTACTCAAGAAGAACAGGATGGGGCTTACGCTGGTTTGCGTGAAGCTGCAGTGGAAAGTCAAAATCGTGGCTTGGCAGCTGGACCTCGTGGCGAAATGCTAGCAACAGAACATCGTGGTGGTCGCGAATGGGTGACTGACTACGAAGAAGAAGTTCTCAGCTGGTTTCTCCGTCCTCGCAACGCAATCGTTGCTGACGAAACTCTTGAAAGTATCAAACTAAAATACGGCAACAATGCTCCGTCCGACGAAACTCGCGGAAAGGTTTGGCTTCGTAGTAAGGTCTGCGAACAGTATCCAGAATACTTTGGCTGGTTTGACAAGTGGGCATATGAACTTGTCAAGCAGCCTGATGACGAACAGATTCGTCAGGCTAAACTGATTCACGATCAATGGATCAGCGTGACGAACTATGCCAAGTCTGTGTTCTCTGGTGTTGCTGGCTGGTATGATCGCTATCCTCGTATTCCTTGGGGTCGTGCTACTTCTTTCACTGAAAAGAACTTTGAGACATTCAAGAAATCGTTTCCGTTTCTGCAGTCACTAAATCGTGGGTATAAAGAACTAATCCCTACGAAATGGAAAAATCAGCGTGCAGCTGCAGATAGTATTGATGCTCGCTTCCTTGTTCCCGAGACTGTCTTTACGACAATCACAGTTAATAAAACTTTCCGAACTGCTGCGCATCGTGATGCTGGTGATCTTGATAGTGGTCTAAGTAATTTGCTTGTCGTTGGGTCAGGTGATTATTCAGGCGGTTATCTGATTTTCCCAGAACTCAGGATTGCAGTCAACGTTCGTCCTGGAGATCTACTTTTGGTAAACAATCATGAAATTATTCACGGGAACACTCCCATCGTTCTAAATAACCCAGAAGCTGAACGCATCTCTTTGGTGTGTTACTTCAGAGAAAAAATGCTAGACCTCAGGTCTTGGCAATATGAATCGGCTCGACGCGAGTTTGTTGAGACTCGTCGAGCAAATAAAGACCATCCGATGCAACGTCCACTTTGGAATGGCGTCTCTCCTTCGATGTGGGAAAGCCAAGAGTGGGGTGACTTCTTGACTTCAAAGGGTCTTGTAGATGAAGATGGAATCGTAAACCAAGTTATTGAAAACTCTCTAGAGAATTTCTTCTAAAGGATATATCATGGACTATTGTATTGCTATCCCCTCATACCACCGCGAAAAGACTGTTCAGAATAAAACTCTGAAGGTTCTTGAATCGTATAATATTGACCCTACCAAAATCAAAATCTTTGTCAACGATCAAGAAGAAGGTGAGTACGATCGTTATGCGAATGCGCTGAAAGATAATCTTTACGCTAAGGATATTGAGATTGTTCGTGGTGTTCCAACTATTGGTGCGCAGCGCAACTTTATTGAGCGTTGGTATCCTGAAGGCACACGACTGATGATGTTTGATGACGATATCGAAGAAGTACAGGTAAAGATCAGCGAACAGAAGCTAGGTCGAGTTGAAGATCTTGAAAAGGAAATTTTCATTCAGGGTTTCGAGGCTTGTGAAAAAGCTGGTGCCAAGACCTTTGGTATCTATGCAGCTGCTAATGCATACTTTATGAAGGATCGTGTCTACACAGAGCTCTGCTACATCATTGCTTCTATGTTTGGTGTGATTGTCGAACACGATGACTTCCTTGCTCGTATTACTAACCACGGCGAAGATTATGAATATTCGATTCGTCAATACATCAAGAACGAAGCTGTTGTTCGCCTAGACAAGTATACTGTCAAATCTCGCTACTACAAGGAAGAAGGTGGTCTTCAGGATATTCGTACCAAGGAATATGTCCATGACAGTATTCAGATTATTGCTGATGCTTTCCCTGAATATTGCAAGATGTATATTCGTGAGACCACAGGTCATGCTGAACTCAAGCTGCGCGATAGCCGTATGGTAAAGCCAATTAAGGTTCAACATGCTGACAATGCACTGGACTCGTTCTTCTGATGACAGTAGAAAAATTGCTAGATTCGTTAAACGAACAACTAGCCAAGATCAAGGTGGTGTTTTTGTCGTCTGATTATGATGATGACATGCATGGATGGATCGTAGAAGATCATCTAAATTATATGCAAAATGCCATCAATGATTATAAAAATCAAGAATTTAAGCATTCAGAACCAGATCCGTTTGCCTAAATAAACCGATGTCGCCTAATGGGGCATCAAATTCTAAACTCGCTTAAAAAGGAGCAACTAATGACATACATTAATTTCGGAAACAACTTTCCTAACCATTTTCCGTTCGATCGTTTTGTGGTAGGATTTGAGCCTATTGCCAAGAAACTTTCTGAAGCTGCTGAGCAATCAGTTAAGATGGCTCAAGAAGTTAAATATCCCCCATACAATATCAAGAAAATTGACGAAAATCGGTTTGTCATTGAAATGGCAGTCGCTGGTTTCGCTAAACAAGATATTGACATTGAGCTTGCTGATAGCAAGTTAATCATCAAGGGCAAGACCCATGCTGGTGAACCTGCTGAGCAAGCCTCTAATGGTGAATGGACATGGCCACAGATTCTATATCAAGGACTGGCTATGCGTCCGTTTACTCGCCACTTTACTCTAGCCGATAATGTAGAAATTAAGAATGCTGAACTTCTGAACGGTATTCTTAAGATTGTGCTTGAAGCAATTATCCCCGAAGCAAACAAGCCAAAGAAAATCGAGATCACTGATCCAATAGAAACACCAGCTGCATCTGCGGAATATCTTGCAGAGAAAAAGGAAAAGTAATATGCCAAATCTCTTGACTATATCAAGAATAGCTCATGTTGTAATGCTCAGTATTTTGGCAATTTTAATGTTTGCTTTTATAACATCCGTATTATAAAAAAAGAGGGAGAGTTTTTAGCTCTCCCTCAAATTTTATCCCCAAGCAGCAAATTGCTGAGTTTTCTTGATTCGGTCATCAAGACCGATAGTTCCACCATTGACTCTTTTGGTAATCTGAGTAATTACTGTATCAGTAACACCCTTGTCTGCGATTGCTAGCAGATTGTTCTTTTCGAAAAACCAAAGAGCAGATTCAAATGCCAATTCGCCAGCAACGATATCTGGGTTCGTAAGAACATCAGGACGACCAATTGCTTGTGAGAATGCAGTATAATTCTGCTTACCAGTTAATTGGATTGGACCGCGACCTCTATACTTATAACCATCACCCGAACTTTCAGGTCCATTGCCCATTCTGTTCGCATAGACTTTGTTCGCGATCTTTTCAGGCTTAAGAGCATATCCAGCAGTCGACGCAATCGTTGGGAAATATTTTTTAAATATGCCATTTAGACCCTTGTCGCTGTAGTTAAGATTCTCTGAGAATGCCTTGAAGTTATTCGACTCATGAGCACACTGTCCGAAGAAATGAGCAGCCTGAGCATTGGTCAACTTGAAGTAAGTTTTCGCACCAAGGTAAGTTCCTTTGCCCCATACGCCATCAGCAGTTAAACCGCACTTAGCTTGTAGTGCCTGAAGTGGTCCAAGACCAGCAACTGTTTTGGCTACTTGAGTTACCGCATCAGTAATCTGTGGATTGACAGGAGCACCAGCTCCCTTGGTTGTTGAAGGATCAAAGTCTGCAACAGGAACATAAGTTGTTCCGCCAGCCTTCGACTTCTTAGCGATCAGACGTTGCTTACGATTGCCACCTTCTTTTTTGATTGAAGTATGCACCCAACCAGAATTCTTGTCGCCTGAAGTATAAAACTCCAAAATGACCTGATCGAATTCAAGATTGTCAGCAACCCAATCAGCAACAACCTTATTGTCTACACCCTGTACTTCATAGTCAATCGCTTGACCATTAACATGCTGAGATGTGTTCGAACCACCTACTGCCTTATTGACAGCAGGTGCACGATATGACGAGTTGATTGTGACTGGACCAAATTTTGCCCGAACAGGCTCAAGAATTTTTTCGCAGCAATAACGCATGTTCTCAATGTGTTCAGGTGTCGGGGTATTTGAAAGACCTAGCTTCTTTGCGGTAGGAGAAGTAGTCAGTTCCTCTAGTGTAAAATGTTCAGTTAGTTGTGTCATATTTTAATCCTTAGAATGGACCGTAATCTTCGTCGGAATCGTGGTACTTGTTGATAAGTTCCAGTTCTTTTGCTTCGTTGTCGATCTCGATTGAATGAGCCTTGGCTTCTTCAGTACGAGCTTGCGCGACTTTAACATGATCTGTTTTGCCAAGCTCTTGCACCTTAACATTCGGATCAAACTCAGAAGTCTTCATTCCCATCATAGTTGCAAATGCACCAACAAATGCACCAACAATAGTTGAGAATGCTGGACCAATGATCTTGAAGATTTCGTTGTTGTCAATGACAGTGTTAGGAACAAACAGTCCGATCATCATTGTAAATACAACAGCAACCATAATCAAACCAAGGACAAATGCACACATCTTCATAACGGTAAGTTGAATTTTACCTTTAGCAATTTCCAAATCTTGAAGTGTTTTAACTTCAGGTTCTTGAGTGATAAATGAAAAAACATTCATTTAGGAGTTCCTTCTGTGGTTGGTGGATGTTTAATTGTAGATAGTTCTTTCGGAGCTCTCATTAAAATCTCTGGCGGCTCTGGCATATATGCTTGAGGCACAAGTCTAGTTTTAAATGCTGCGCATCCTGAAAGAGCAATTGCTACAGGGATAACATAAATTAACTTTTTCATTTTTTCGCCTTTTCTGCATTTACTTTATCAACACTAGCTTTATTCTCTGTAATCCATTTCTGAAGAGAAACCAGCTGTTCTTTATTTTCATGACATCTTGCATAATTACTCATTACGACGGCAAGTGCTGAGTTGTCCATAATTCCAGATGGAGATTTATCTCCAGCCAGTTGAGCATCGGGGTCAGCAAGTTTCGCGGCAGCATCATGAAGTTCGACCCATCCATTAGACAGATTGTTTGCGCTTTCGCCAAGATTTACGAGACGATCGCGATAAATTGTTTCTTTGTCATGAATGGTATTGACACGGTCGACATATTCTGTCGTCACCTTGTTAGAGATGGTAGTGTTTTCTGTTTTTAATTCTGAGATTTGTTTCTCGGCTTTGGCTTGGTAGTTGGCCAGTTCGACTTCTGCATGAGCAGAGCCTCTCATATATCCCCAGCCAGCAGCGCCAAGGACAATGAATATAAGAGCCATAATTTTGATGGGAAATGGTATCATACTGAACATATTACAGACCTTTTGTTAATTTCAATTCTCTTGTATTTATAAATACAATGAGTTCTAATACGAAAGATCCCCATGCTTGATTTTACACAGTTTTTGAACGAACGAACTAAGTTTGATACTACTCTGCAGTATCACGACAAACTTAATCCTGCGATCTGGCAGAAAGAAAAGTTAGATCCGAAAATTCATGCTGCTCTGATTCGGATCGCACATGATTGGGCAGACTTCTCTCGTATTCCATTCAGTGTCATTAAAGACATTATTTTGATTGGCGGAAACTGCAATTATAATTATACCGATTTCTCGGATATCGATCTACATCTTGTTGTTGACATGAACAACATTATCAAAGACCCAGACATTCTTGATGACTGGCTATACGACAAGAAAATTCTTTGGGCAAGGTATCATCCTAATATTCGAATCAAAGGATATCCTGTCGAGCTGTATGCTCAGGATGAAAAACAAAAACCGAAGGATGCTCAAGGAATCTACTCTTTGATCACCAACAAGTGGATTGCTAAACCATCGAAGCACGATGTGCAGCAGATGTATTCAAATCCGAATCTGATTCGCAAAATAAAATACTATGCCAAACAGATTGACCAAATGACCAGTGACTTTGCCTACGGAACAAAAGAGAAGGCGAGTCAAATCAAAAAACTGAAGAGCAGACTCCATCAAATGAGATCTTCAGGAATCCAGAAAGCTGGAGAATTTGCGCAAGAGAATCTGGTCTATAAAGCTCTGCGCAATCTCGGAAAAATCAACCAATTGAATGACTACTTGACCAATTTTGAAGACCAAGAATATTCTGTCGATTGAGGAAATAGTTCTTGCTATTTTTTCCTTTCTAGGGTATATTAAGAATTGGCACTAATAATATGAGGTGATCTAATGCGATTTTACACCAACGCAGCATTGCGTGGTAATTTTATTTTTCTTCGTGGCTATGAAGACGGTCGCAGAGTTTCCACCAAAATTCCATACAATCCATATCTGTTCGTTCCGTCTCGGAAGGCAGACCCAGAATACAGAACAATCTCTGGGGCTATGGTCGACAAGGTAGAATTTGGTTCTATCAAGGAAGCCAGAGAATTCACCAAGACCTACGATGAAGTGTCAGGATTTGAGATCTATGGCATGGACAAGTGGGTCTATGCGTTCTTGAACGACTATTATCCAGGAGAAATTCAATACGATCGAGACCAGATTCGTGTTGCCGACATTGATATCGAAGTTGAATCTGATGATGGATTCCCTAATCCTGACAAAGCAGACAAGGCTATCAATGCTATCACCGTTGAGTTTCGTGGTAAGTATTATGTCTTCACAACTCTGCAGTATAAGAAGCATCGCGATGACGTAGAACCTTTCCTCTACGATAACGAACTGAGTATGCTTCGTGTATTTATGAAGTTCTGGAAACAGTTTGACTTTGATGTTATGACTGGTTGGTATATTGAGTTCTTCGATATTCCGTATCTGGTCAATCGTTACAAGAAGCTGTTCGGTGAAGAATATGCTGCTGGTCTTTCACCTTGGGGTTGGCTCAAGGAGAAGTCAGTTGAGATGTGGGGTCGCGAGCAACAGTCGTATGACATCATGGGTATCTCTGCTCTGGATTACCAGCGTCTCTATACTAAGTTTACATACACAAAGCAAGAAACCTATCGCCTCGACCATATTGCATATGTCGAACTTGGCGAACGCAAGATTGACTACAGTGAATTTGAAACACTTGCGGGTATGTATAAGAAGGATCCTCAACGGTTTATCGAATACAACATCCGAGACGTAGAACTGGTCAAGAAACTTGACGAGAAGATGGCTTTGATCGAGCTCGCGTATGCGATCGCGTATGATGCCAAGGTAAATCTTGAAGATTCTTACACATCCGTGTTGCTTTGGGATGTAATCATTCACAACTTCATGCTCGAGCGCAAGATGGTTGTTAATCAGATCAAGCGTGGAGAGAAGAAGAATCAGTTTGAAGGTGCATTCGTTCTTGAACCTGTCACTGGCATGCACGATTGGGTGGCTTCGTTCGATGTTAACTCTCTGTATCCAAGTCTGATCGTGCAGTATAATATGTCACCCGAGACTTATTCTGGTATGCTGCCTAACTTCCCTCCGATTGATAATCTTCTCAAGGAAGGAATCAATCCAAACATGTTCGGCAATGCTCAGGTAGGAAATCTTGCCATTGCTGCGAACGGCACACTCTGGGATAAGACCAACAAGGGTATGTTCCCACAGCTGGTTGAAAAGATGTATGCCGACCGAACGATGTGGAAGAACAAGATGACTGAAGCCAAGAAGCGCAAGCAGTCGGAAGGCAAGTCTAAAGCTATCGAGGCTGAGATCTCTCGCTGTAATAATATGCAGATGGCCAAGAAGATTATTCTCAACTCTCTGTTCGGTGCAGTTGGCAACGTCTACTTCCGTTGGTATAAGCTGCAGTTTGCTGAAGCTATCACTTTCTCTGGTCAGTATGGTATTCGGTATGTTGGTGATGCCATGGATGCCTATCTTGCCAAGCTGACTGGTAAAGACAAGCGTTTCGTTATTGCTTCGGATACCGACTCAATCTATCTGCGTCTCGGCGATCTGGTTGACATGGCTTGTCCGAATAAAGACAAGGAAACAACTGTCAACTTCCTTGACAAAGTCTGCCAACAAAAGCTCGAACCTTTTATCGATCAGAAGTTTCAGGAATTAGCTGATAATACTAATGCCTACATGCAGAACATGAAGATGAAGCGCGAAGCAATTGCCGACCGTGGTATCTGGACTGCCAAGAAACGATACATCCTAAACGTCTGGGACAATGAAGGTGTTCGATACAAAGAACCTGATCTGAAGATTATGGGTATTGAGGCTGTCAAATCCTCGACTCCTGAAGTCTGTCGCAATAAGATCAAGCAAGCGTTGCAGATTATTATTCAAGGGACTCAACTTGAATTGATTCAATTCATTGACACTTTCCGCGAAGAGTTTAGTAAACTGTCCTTTGAGGAAATTGCTTCCCCTCGTGGATGCTCGAGTTTGACTGACTACAAGTCAGATACTCATATCTATAGAGGCGGAACACCAATCCATGTTCGTGGTGCTTTACTTTTTAACAAATTACTTCTTGACAATAATTTAGAAAAGAGGTATAATGCAATTATGGATGGAGATAAGATCAAGTATTGCTACATGAAAGTTCCCAATCCACTTCATGAGGATGTGTTTGCAGTCCTAAATGTATTACCCAAACAATTTAATTTGGAACAACATATTGATTATGACCGTCAGTTTAATGCTGCGTTTCTAAAACCACTGACTTTAATTTGTGATGCTATCAGTTGGAAAACTGAAGAAGTCGCAACACTCGATGATTTTTTTGCCTAGGAGAATGAAATATGAAACTTGATAATCTTGCTAAAGTAGATATGACTTTTAATGTGAATATGTATGACAATGGCTTTATGGTTGAAGTCAATGGTCGTACTGCTGAAGATGAATGGGCTGTCTCAAGAATTGTGACCAACACTCCAGCCGAAACTCTAAAACTGATCGAAACTATCCTCTCAATGTCAAAGGTTGACTAATGTCCGAACTACTTTCAAAACTAAAAAAGAATTCCACCATCAAAGAAACAGATATTTTGTCTGGTTCTAAATTCTTCAACAAGAAGGACATGATCCCTACCAGTGTTCCTGCGATTAATATTGCTCTGTCAGGCAAGATTGACGGTGGTCTGACTCCAGGTCTGACTGTTTGGGCTGGTCCATCAAAGCACTTCAAGACTTCGTTTAGTCTCATGATGGCCAAGGCATATATGGATAAGTATCCTGACTCTGTGATGCTGTTCTATGACTCGGAGTTCGGCACTCCTCAGGCTTACTTTGAATCATTTAAGATTGACACAAATCGTGTTCTGCATACTCCAATCACTGACATTGAACAGTTGAAGTTTGACGCTATGTCTCAGATCAATAATATTGGTCGTGGCGAGCGAGTGATTATTGTGATCGACTCGGTCGGCAACCTTGCTTCTAAGAAGGAAGTTGAAGATGCTCTGAACGAGAAGTCGGTTGCTGATATGACTCGTGCGAAGCAGCTCAAGTCACTGTTCCGTATGGTTACTCCGCATCTCAATCTGAAGGATATCCCAATGATTGTTGTCAACCACATCTACATGGAACAGGGTATGTTCCCGAAGGCAATCGTCTCGGGCGGCACAGGTATCTACTACTCCGCTGATAATATTTTCATCATCGGTCGACAAACGGAAAAGATTGGTACTGAGGTATCTGGTTATAACTTCATCATCAATGTCGAGAAGTCTCGCTTCGTCAAGGAAAAGTCAAAGATTCCTGTTGAAGTAACATGGGAAAATGGTATCAGTAAGTGGTCAGGTCTGCTTGACATGGCTCTACAGTCTGGTCATGTGATCAAGCCAAAGAACGGCTGGTATCAGAAGGTCAACATGGAAACTGGTGAGATCTTTGATAAGAGCTATCGCCAGAAGGATACTTACACTGCTGACTTCTGGGTTCCGATCCTGTCATCTAAATCTTTCAAGAAGTATGTTGAAGACAAGTATTGTATTGGTTCTGGTGCAATGATGAGCGAAGATCAGGTTCATATTGATCTTGACGACGAACTCGAAACAATGGATGCCGAATGAAACTTGAAGAAACAATCGTAAACAACCTGATCTGCAATGAAGAGTATAGCCGAAAGGCTCTGCCCTTCTTGCAGATGGACTACTTCACATCTGATACGGAGAAGCAACTTTATAAGATCATCAATGCATTTGTCGAGACTTACAACAAGCTGCCCACGAAGGAAGTTCTTGGAGTTTCGATTGAAAAGTTGAAGGGTCTTACCGAAGATCAATACAAAGCTCTGTCTGAGCGTGTTGAGACTCTAGAAAATCTCAAGGCTGAGAACAGCGAATGGCTAATTGAGGAAACTGAAAAACATTGTCAGGATCGAGCAATCTATAATGCGATTATGGATTCAATTCAAATCATTGACAATAAGAAGAAAGACATCGGTCGTGGAGCCATCCCCGAACTGCTGTCTGCAGCATTGTCTGTTTCGTTTGAAACGGATATCGGTCATGACTTCATGGAGAATGCTGTTGATCGTTATGAATACTATCACCGCACAGAGTCGAAGCTACCTTTCGATATTGAATTGTTCAATACCATCACCAAGGGTGGTCTGAAGCGCAAGACTTTTAATATTCTGATGGCTGCGACTGGTATCGGTAAGTCTTTGTTCATGTGTCACTTTGCAGCTGCGAACATTGCTCAAGGTAGAAATGTTTTGTATATCACCATGGAAATGTCAGAAGAAGAAACAGCCAAACGTGTTGACTGCAATCTGCTGAATATTTCCATGGACGATCTTGATATGCTTCCGAAAGAAACTTATATTAAGAAAATGAAGAAGCTCAATGAAAAAGTGGTGGGTAAGCTGATCATCAAGGAATATCCTACCTCATCTGCAGGTTCTGGTCACTTCCGTCACCTACTCAACGAACTCAAGTTGAAGAAGAACTTTGAGCCTGATGTTGTGTATATCGATTATCTAAACATCTGTTCTTCTGCTCGTGTCAAGCTAGGTGGGTCGATGAACAGCTATGGATATATTAAGGCAATTGCTGAGGAACTGCGTGCGTTGGCTGTTGAGTTTAATGTTCCTATCGTATCAGCGACTCAATACAATCGTGATGGCTACGGCAACAGCGACGTTGATCTGACCAACACATCCGAGTCCATGGGTATCACCCATACAGCCGATCTTATCCTTGCTCTGATCAGCACCGAGGAACTTGAAGACAGCAAGCAGATTATGATCAAGCAGCTGAAGAATCGATACAACGATCTGAGTGCGCATCGTAGGTTTGTGGTTGGGATCGAGCGTTCAAAGATGAAGCTACATGATCTAGACAACTCGCAGCAGGAAAACGTCCATGAGTCTGGTTTCCAGAAAGGACAAAACCCTAAGCCTGACACGGCGAAACGCGACTTCAGTAAACTCAAGCTGGAATAATTTTTTTTTTATTTTTTTGAAAAATAATGCTTGACTTATTTCCGAAACTAGGTTATAGTGAATTATAAGCTGATGAAAAGGGAAATGAAAATGACAAAGTTTGAATCTGCTAACTTCGAATACCACGGTGGCTACCTTCACTATAACGATGGCGGTGAGCGCAAGTTCGTTGCTCGCTTTAAGCACCGTGGTCCAGTCACCAAGGCTAAGTTCGTCAAAACTCTGATCAAGCACTATTCGGTTGAGACCTACTTCGCTCGCCTTGGTGGCGCTTACAACGCCCAAGGCGAGGCTCCTCTTCAGATCCTCATGAATGATAACATTCTGGTGTTTGACAAGAACGAACAAGGTCGTCCTTGCTTTATCCTTGATGGTAAAGTCATCTAACCTAAATATAAAAAAGGAGATTTGTTATGAAAATTATAGCTTGTGCGTTGATTGCTTCTCTTGCTCTACCAAGCGCAGCAATTGCTGGACCATACGACTACCAAGGTCGGGATGTCTATCACAACTACGATCGTGACTACGAGCGTCATGTTCGGTATGAGCGTCACGGCGACCGTTGGGTCGTTCCTGCTCTTGCTGGATTGATCATTGGTGCTGCGATCGTAAGTTCTACTCATAAGGATTCAGATTATCGTCAGGATCCTCGCACAGTCAATCAGGATGAAGTATATAGACAACCTGCTCCTCGCACTTATGTTTACGATTATAAGTGCGACTGTTACAGATAAGGAATTCTAATGGAAATCAAAACATGTTTAGATGGCATTCTTACTCAAATTGAATCAAATGAATGGATGCCAAAAGAAGAAGATGAAATGATTCAGAAGTGTCTCGATCAGGCACCTACTGGATTGATTATGGAATTTGGTGTTGCTGGTGGAGGTTCGTTCCGCCGCATCATTGAAAGAACTGCAAGAGATTGTTATGGATTCGATTCCTTTGAAGGATTGCCCGCTGATGCTGCCGACGGATGGTATCCTGGCATTTTCGCTTGCAGTGTTCCTAGTTTCTCTGAAGAAAATGCACATATTGTTGAAGGATTGATTCAGAACACTCTTCCTGGATTCCTTTCTGAAAATGAAGGACAGGCTGCATTTGTCCATATCGACACTGACATTTATTCTTCTGCTAAATATGTTCTTGAAACTCTTTATGATGCAGGAAGAATTGCTTCCGGAACATTAATTTTATTTGATGAAATATTTACATGTGAAAGTGGCAGTTATCCTTCTTGGCCACATCATGAGTATAAGGCATTCGTTGAGTTTGGAGAAAAAACAGGCGTTCAAATTGAGACATTCGGTCGCCGTGGTCCAAACTCCTATGTGTTTAAAATTTTGTAGAATTTTTAACAATTAAAAAAGAGTACACGATAGATGAAGTCCTTTTCCGAATTTGTAGCTGAAGCTAAAGACCCTACGTCTAAGACGTTGCATGCATTCGATATTGACGAAACGCTATTTGCTCACGATCACAGTAAACTGAAGGTTCATGTTAAAGACAAGAAAACTGGCAAGCGTGTCATGTCCCTGTCTAATCAACAATACAACAGCCATAAACTTCATCCTAATCACGAATATGATTATCAAGACTTCAAGTCGTCTGATGTATTTCAGAAATCCGCCCATCCGATTCGTAAGATGATCGCTAAGATGAAAGCGATTCACAAGAATAATAAAAATGTGGAAATGGTGACTGCTCGTTCTGATATGGACGATAAGGATAAGTTCGCCCACCACATGAAGAAATATGGAATTGATATTGGCCAGATCCATGTTCGTCGTTCTGGAAATATTGACCCTCGTGGTCATCCTGCAGTCAACAAAGCCAAGATGATCTCTCACCTGATCAAAACCAATGGCTATAAGCAAGTCCATCTCTATGATGATTCTCTTGATAATCTAAATCATCTGCTGGCTTTGAAGGCTAAGCACCCTGATGTGACGTTCCATGCTCACCATGTTCAGCATGATCCCGTGACAAACAATGTGAAAATAACTTCCCGCACAGCATAAAAAGAGTTTGACTTTTTTTCCCGTTCAGGTTATATTGAATAATAAGGGAGATAAGTATGAACCGCGAACAAATCATCAAAGAAATATTCAGCCTTAAGACCGCCGCGACGGGGAGAGGGTTCGATTGGCCAACCAACGACGACCCCGAAACCGCAAGCACGACCCAGCTTTATTATTTTTTAGAGTCGATTAAAGAGTTTTTAGTAGAGGAAGGAATTTTATAAAATGTCCATGCACCTCATGTCCCATGCGTACACGACCACTAACACTCGTAAGCGCAAGCCCAAACTCACTAGCGGTAAATACAGCCAATATTGTATGGATTGGCTGCAGCACAAGAAAGATTGTAAGCGTCTCGGTATGAAAGCTAAGACCATGGACGAGTATATTGTCTATCGTCAAGGCAACTACAAGCCAAAACTTCGAGGTGTGGCCATGCCCGAGCCTTACGTTTCGGACCATCGAGAAAAGTACAAGTCTCTTGATGGTATCGGAAACGGGTTTGCTAAGACTCCGAACCAGTATACAGGTTCTCTTATCAAGGGTATTGCTACGATGCACAAGAGCAATGCTGTTCCGATTATTAATAAGGAACAGGCAGAAGAAATCTCTCGGATGCGTCGAGGATAACGCTAAATACTGCGGACTTAAACTACCTCAAAGGAATAATAATGAAAAAAGCATTCTTAGTAGCAGCACTTCTGCTGTTCCCAACCTCTGTATTCGCATCACCATGCGATCAGTTTTTTCCATACGGCAAAGAAATCGTAGTTCCAAAAACCACTGTTCTGTGCAACTCATTTTATGCAACCGTATATGATCCTACTCACGAAGCGAATGTTTTCTCGACAGAGATCGCAACTCCTCGTACTAGGAAGCCTGTTCGCAAGAACGACTTCCGTCCAGACAAACGTGACCCTGACCCTGCAACTCCAGATGATTATACTAATACTGGATTGGATCGTGGCCACATGACTCCTGCTGCTGACTCGAATGACGACCAGCAAATGTCTGACACATTCTTCATGACGAACATGACTCCTCAGGAGCCAACTGTCAATCGCACACCTTGGCGTCTGCTTGAGATTGCTGTTCGCGATATGAAATTCAAATATGTTATCACTGGTGCCATCTATGGAAATTACAACAGAGTGATTGGAACTCACAAGGTTCCTGTTCCTACTCAGCTTTACAAAGTTGTATATCTTCAGGATGACACTGTGATTGCATATATTGCTGATAATATCAAGGGTGGAAAGGTGACTCCGACAAATGTTGAAAATATCGAAGCCAAAGTTAAATTCAAATTCCGTTAAGAAAGTAGCTTTCTTAGCTGTGTTTGGTGTAACGGGAATCGCTGCTTTTGCGGCATACCATTACGTCAAAAAAGAACTAAACAAGTTTGATGACATCAATTGGGATGGGCTATGAAGAAAATCGTAATGAACAAGATTTTGACATTCAAAGAATATTCCGAGTTTAATCGTATTGCAAGCAAGGAAGAATACAGTAGAAATGTCAGTTTCTATGACCCCGTGAAGGGGTGGATTCTAGACCTTGGGCGTAAGACGGAAGATCCCGATATCCAAAAATCCTAAATTGTAATGAGCCATTTTGGCTAACAATATAGGAGGCATCATTGATAAGCCTAGATGAAAATCAAAAACAAATCAAGCGCAGAATGAAGCAAGCTATCGAGGCAGAAATCGGTATGTGCGATGACCATGCCGATCTTATTTTGTTGGCCACAGTTCTGTTTGATGGTGCAAAAAACATATTCACTCCATATGTGCAGGATTATGGGGAAGAGGCTCTAGAACGAGCAGTCATGCTCAGCCGAAAGGCGACCGAAAAATAATTTCCTTTTTCAGAAAATAAAACTTGCCTTATTTTAAAAACTAGGTTATAGTGAATTATAAGTTGATGAAAAGGAAATGAATATGACTCCTCGTTTTCGTGCTATCCGTGAAGAATCTAACCGCAGCTATATCAAGCACCAGTATAAGATTGTCTTTGAAACCAATCGCAATTATACGGTGGCTCGTATGCGCTTTGAACCAGCCGCTGGCTGGACCGTTCGTTGCTCTGATTGCGACGAAGATCTCCAGTATGCCGTAAGCGATAAGCTCGCTGGCGAAGGTCGTAAGTTCCCGTTTGCTCGTGCTCTGGAATTGTTCCGAGAGGCTTACGAAGAACTGGAACAAGAATACTCCAAAGCTGCATAAGAGGGAACCTAATATGATTACGGAAATTCTGCTTGGCGATCGCGTCCGCTACGATTCTGCTGCTGGTACGATTCGTGGTGAAGTTGTTAAGATTATGCGTGCTCCGAATGCTTGTGGCGATATGATCGATTGGGTTTATGTTGAATATCACAACGAGAAATCCCCGATCAAAAAGTCTGTTGTGCGTCTCGCTGAGACTGCCCTAAAAATGATGAAGTTTGTCGTCACCTTCCGTGACATTGATATCCAAATTGCACGTGGTGAAAAAACTTTCGTTGTGTGATTTTTTTGCTTGCTTTATTTTTAAAAATAAGGTAGAATGAATAATAGGAAATGAAAAAGGAAGTTTGAAATGATCAAGGTTTACCAAATCCAACTGACTGACTCTGAAATCGCTACTGTCAATGGCGGTGGTGATTATACCCCTCGCATCAAGGCTTACTTCGACCGTTCGTTTGAGTCGACTTTTAAGGCTGAAAATTTCCAGCACTACGATCACGTTGCTAACGTCGACGTTGATGGTTTCGATCAGGCTTTCCGTGCTATGAACCTCTGGCAGGAAGATGTCCACTTTGATCGAATTGAAAAGCTCGGTCGTTGCTCCTCGATGTCGGTTGGTGACATCCTCGAAGACCATGACGGTAAGCTCTACCGTTGTGCTTCGTTTGGCTTTACTGCTCTGGAGGCTTAATTATGACTGCAGCTTCTAGAATCGAGCATGAGAGCAGCATTGGATTTATGCAAGAGCATCCCGAACATTCTCAGAACCACCTTAACGGGTTCTTTGCTCAAGTTAAAGAAAATGGATTGGTTATCAAACATATTGATGTCAGTCGTCCTGGATTTATCACATATATTGCGGAGGCTTAATTATGACTTATTTTCTTCGTTCTGGTAACACGTATCGCGTCTCGGATGAGGCTGCTCTTGATCTACACGAGACTCTTCCTGCAGGTAACTACATCATCAAGGAAGATCAATTCGGAAACCTCTATCTTGAGGAAACCGATAAGTTTAAGCCTCTCTCGAAATACTACGGCGACACGCTGCGTCATGCCGATCGGATTCATCGCACCTTTGATGATCGTCCGAACAGCACTGGTGTTCTGCTGACTGGCGAGAAGGGTTCGGGTAAGACTCTGCTTGCCAAGGAACTTTCCATTGCTGGCTATCGCTATGGTATTCCGACCATCGTTATCAACAACGACTGGGCTGGCGATCGCTTCAACAAGTTTATGGCTGACATCGACCAGCCTTGTATCGTTCTCTTTGATGAGTTCGAGAAGGTTTATGACAGCCGTAAGCAGGAAGCTATTCTGACTCTGCTTGATGGTGTGTTCCCTTCAAAGAAGCTCTTCGTTCTGACATGCAATGACAAGTGGCGTATCGATTCACATATGCGCAACCGTCCTGGTCGCATCTTCTACATGATTGACTTCAAGGGTCTTGCCTCCGAGTTTATTGTAGAATACTGCAATGATAATCTGAAAGATAAAAGCTATATCGAGCAGATCACCAAGATCGCATCCCTGTTCAACGAATTCAATTTCGACATGCTCAAGGCTATGGTCGAGGATATGAATCGTTATAACGAAACTCCTCAGCAAGTTATGCAGCTTCTGAATGCGAAGCCTGAATATGACACTCGTGGTGACGAAACTAAGTTCAAGGTCGAGCTGTTTGGTGGCAATGGCCAGCAGGTTGAAGACAAGTATCTTTATACCAAGATCTGGACTCGCAATCCTCTATCATGCAACACCATCGTTATTGAAATCAATGATGGTGCTGAAGGTGTTCCTGCTTGGTTGGTCCCTCCCGACGCTGATGAAGATGTGACCTACACGTTCGAACAGTCTGAATTGTTTAATGTCAATGGTCAGACTGGCACCTTTGAATATCGTTCGGGAGATGGTCCTCGTTTGAAGCTGACTCGCGAAAAGACTCAAACCTTTAACTACTTTGGAGCACTCTGATGCCAAAATATCTTGTTGAAACTATTTCAATGTTCCGTCTGCGATATGTCGTGGAGTGCGAGAGTGCAGAACATGCCCAAGACACTGTCAGTATGAATGAGGCAGATGATCATCTAGATGAGTTTAGTCAGCTTCATATTGATGAGAATATTGTCAGCACACGTGAAGTTACTGATGAGGAAATTTCTGTTCTGTTCTTTGAAGATCATCCATATCTTAAAGAGTGGGGTCCAGAAAAGGCGATGGAACATGTTCATAAGGTAGATTATGGACAGCAATAATCTGCTCTTTCTTTTTGTCCTTGCTTTAATTTCCTATACGACGTATAGTGTAATTGTTAGTCGAGTTTCTCTCGAAGAGCGTGATGAAATGTTAAACGATAAGGAAATGTGGCCATGATGGATTGTGTTTATATCGGCGATAGTATAGCTATTGGTTTACAACAG